TTCTTCCAGTATTTCAATTAAAGTATCGCAATCCCCTTTGTGCTTCAATACTTTATCATATTCTGTTTTGGCTTGTTTCGATTGGTGGGACAAAGACAATGTAATTTCACACTTGAACACAAATATTAATTTATCAATCCAAAAATTTAAAAATTATGTTTGAGAAAATACAGATTGATAAAAAAGAAGAAAAATCGATTTCTTTTTTAGATACGGAAAAGTACAGGATAAAGCATACTGACGAAATTCCACTACCTGATACCGTTCTTTCTTTTGGTGGTCAAGTAGTATCTACAAGAAAAAATATTTTCGGAATTACTGGAAAAGCAAAAGTCGGAAAATCTTTTTTAATGACTCTTATTAACGGGGCTGTATTGAAAAAAGGAGAAACTGGAGTATTAGCTTCGTACCTACCAAAAGGCAAAGACAAAATTTTATACATAGACACCGAGCAATCAGACTATCACGTTTCTTTAGTCGTGAAGCGTATAAAAAATCTTGCAGACGAAAAGAAAATGGATAATTTGCTTATGTATGCGTTTGATAGTGTGCCTACTCAAAGCCGTTTTGATTATACGGAATTCCTGATACATAACACTAAGGATTTAGGGCTTGTGATTATCGACGGGATAGCCGATTTGGTTAAAACGGTTAACGACGAAATTATCGCGTGCGATATGGCTGACACGCTCCGAAGATGGGCAACGGTTCAAGATGTTGCAATAGGATATGTCTTGCACCAAAACCCGTCCGATAATTCAAAGATGAGAGGTCATTTAGGGACTGTTTTAATGAATAAAAGCGAAACAGTTGTACAAATATCTTCGTCGAAAGAAAATGAAAGCGTAAAGCTTGTGGAAACGACCCAGACACGAAATAAAAAACCAGATAACTGGAGTTTCGAAATTATTGACGGCGTGCCTGTTATTATGGATGAATGCTACACCGAACCGAAAGCAGGAAGAAAACCCGCTATTATTTTGACTGATGTTGATAGATACGGACTTCTTATCAAAGTTTTCGCTGGTTCGCCTCCAGCGGTCGGAATTTCGCCAACTGTTTTAAAAGAAAATATTGCGGACGAATATACTGCATCTTTCGGAAATGCTGGCGAAACAAAAATTAAGGAATTTATGGCTTATTGTCGTGAAAAAAAGTGGTTGGTTCAGCCTGACGGAAATAGAACAAATTACTTTTTGTACGAATTTTCCAAAGATTAAAGGTCGCGGTCGGAAATGTAAAAATAATTAGCGACCTACAAATGTAAGAAAATTACAAAGGCTTTTAGACGTAGGTCGTAGGTCGGAAATTAAAATCGAATTCGCGACCTTGATAATTAACTAAAAAACAAACAAATATTCTGTAATAATGTTAAAAAATTAAAGAGTTGGTAACGAAAGTAATTTATGACCTATAAAAATTCAAAGGGCGGAAATGTAGCGACCCTTATATAAATAAGGGTCGCGACCTACGCCCTACAAATAAAAAGTACTAACCCAACCCAAAAATTGAGCCTTATTTGAAAACTAAAAATAAATAGAGAAATTATGAAAACGAACAAAGAACACAGATTTAAAGATAACCCTAAAGAAAAAGAATTTCACGATAAATTTATCGAAATGTTTAATAGTTCACCTATGGCAAGCGTAACTTTATCAGCTATAATTTTTGGATGGGAAAACGATAGGCAACAATATCCAAAAAGATTTTTAGATGAAAACGAAAAAGAAGTGGTTATAAATATCATACAATGGTTAGGAAGTCCAGTTGGACAAGGCTTTTTAAATGAATGTGGTTTTACTCATGACAAAAAATAACATTAAAAAAAACAGATTATGAAACAATGCAATGTAACCCGTGTGATAGGTGATCCAGTTTGCGAAAATGGAATGTGGGGAATAAAATGCGAATATAACTGCAATGGGATTATTGATACTACAACTATATTTTTAGATAGTAAAGCAGAAGTATTAAGAATTAAAGTTGGTTATAAATGGGAAAGACCCTAAAACAGCTATTAACTATTAACGGAATTGGAAGATGAAACCGACTACATACGAAAAGAATAATCTACCGATCGAAGTAAGGAGAAAGTATTGTGATGTTATTGAAAAATATCAGCAAATAATCCATTACGAAAACGGAAATATAACCAAAGAAGAATTAATAAAAATCCTAACAACTTAAATTATGAAAACAATTGCAACAAAAAGAATAGTAAAAGTATTGATTAATGATAAACACAGAAAGTCATTTCCGCTGTTTATGCTGGATTATGTAAATAATATTCCGGCAGAAGAAATTATAAAAATGTCCAAAGGAATGAGATTAACGGATAGTGATCACAAAATAGCGTCTCCGTATGTTTTCGACACATTAGTTTACGATTATATGGAATATATTAAAAATAGCGAACCATACAGCTATGATATTGTTAAAAAAGCAAAAGTGATCGGAACCAGAAAAATAAAACAAAAATATTCTGCTGATTATTTCGAACTGTATTTTGATAATAATATTTCTATGAAATGCCCAGAATATATTTTTAATTATTCAGTAAACAAAATGCCTACACTGAACCGTAACTATTGATATGAAATACTGTAAATGCCGTAATCCTGAGTTAATGAAAACCAGATGCAGAAAATGCAATTTAGAAATTTCTACAATTGTCCATGAATCATTTGCGTACTTGGAAGCAAAGAAAAATAAATTGTACGCATCTGGTAAACTCATTGAAGCACGAGCAGTACAGGCGGAATTGGATTTTTTGTACTACGGAATCAAAACGGTTTACGCTGAAAGAAAAAAATAAAATGTTAAAGTTTTAATTTTACTTGCGCAATAAGATAAAGTGTTATATATTTGCTGTATCAAAATCAAACAACATGAATCCAGTATTAAAAATAGCTTTAGAGATTGCAGAAGGAAACCAAATATTATTAAATAGAAATGAAAAAGTTACGCCTGATTTTTTAGAATATACAAAAGGAGAAGGAAAGCTATTTAATTCTGTTTACTTTTCAAAAAATGGAATTGAATTCCGAGTTTCTAACCATGAATTGCCAAATAGAGACTTTATGATGACCGATAGAACTGATTTGCCAAAATATTACAAAAACAACATTGAGGTAATTGTTGTGAATGGTGAGATAATAAAAACTAAACTTAATTTTAATGCTTAAAAACAAATAATCATGGAAAGTAAAGAAATATTAAAACAAATAATCCAGATAACCGGATTAACGCAAAGAGAGTTCGCAAAACAAATAAAAACTACTGAGTTTCAAGTTTCGCATTGGCTTTCAGGATATAGAACTATCAGAGAAAATAGGCTTAACGAAATTTTAACACAATTTAATTTAAAAATAAACTTCGAAATACTTGCACGTTAAGTTATAGACACTTATCTTTACATCATAATAATAACCATTAAAAAATAAAATTATGTACAAAGATGCATTTGAGTTATTCGAAAAGTTAATGCAAAACCATTTAATAATCCAATCGATTAAAATTAAAAAGAAAGGATTTTCAGTTAGATGGACGGACGGAGGTAAAACAAAGTACCAATTTGACGAAGTTCATTATTTCTTAGAGCTTTACGAAGATCAGGAGGAACAATTAAAAAAGTAAACCAAAAAAAGGCGGGTGAAAATCCCGCTTTAAAATAAAATTATGAAAAACAATATACCAGATTTAGTTTTTACAACAATAGAAATAGAAACTGTTTTTGAAAATAAAAAATATACCGCCAGTTTCGAAGCTGTTAAAGATTTTTTAATAGAAATTAAAATAACCGGAAAATCAATAAAAGAATGCATCGAAAATTGTTCTAAATTTTTAGATTGCGAAATAAACGAAAACCATTATACAATTAAGCCATGAAAGGAAAAACATTACAACAGGTAGTTCAGGAGATTAAAGGCGAAGATGTTTCAATCCGTGGAGCAAAAGACTTCGCAATCGCTGAATTTGGACAGATTTACGCTTGGATAAAAGCAGATGTAATTAGTAATTTAATAAAAGAAAAAAAATGATACTATTAATACTTTTAATCAATGCGGTACTATGGATATTGCGTGATTTAATTACGGAAATATTGAGCGGTGGAAAGTCTTTTGTTACCAAGGAACTTAAACCATTTAGATAGTATTCCTGAACATCGAAGATTATGACATTAGCAGAATTGAAAAAAGGCAATCATTATAAAACTACTTCTGGAGCAATCTTTGAATTTATAGAGTTTGACAGAGATGGTGACATAGTTATGAAAGAAATTAGAAATTATATGAAAATACAATCAGGGATAACTACTTTTTTTAAATGGTATGCAGAAGATTTAGAAGAAGTAGAAAAACTACCTGCGTAGCTTTGGCGATAAAGTTGAGCAACTTACCTACAACGTTAGGCTGGTAGGCGATGTGGTGGACTGATAAGCCAAAAACTTTCAGATTTACCAAATATTAGCAAGTATTCACAATCTTTAAATTAAGCCTAATGCCACCATATTGCTTACCAGCTGTTATGCGTTCGGCTTTATTTTTCGGCACAACATTAATTAATCAATTAAAATAAAAAATATGCAATTAGAATTAAAATTTAGAGCTTTTGATAAAGCAAGAAAAGAAATGTTTTTTCTTCCAGTTATAGAAGGCGAAAATAAAAACTGGTTACAAATTGATAAAACAGGAATAAATGTAGGCACAAAAAACGGATTACTTTCTGAAAAAGAATTTGAATTAACGCAATTCACAGGTTTTGTAGACAAAAAAGGTAACGACATTTACAAAGGAGATATTGTAACTTTTGATTTTCACAGTAAAAATTATGAAGTGATTTGGTACGATGGAGCGTATTATTTAAAAAATGGAAATCAAAACGCAAGACTTTCAACAACTTCTTTAAGCGGTTATTATGTTGTTGGAAATATTTTTGAAAATCACGAAATGTTGTTAGTTACGCAAGCTGACGCATAACGTTCTCGCGATTGTGTTGGTTGGGAGTAAACAGAAAGCAACACCTAATTTAAAAACAATCATAACAAATACAAGACAATGAAAAAATTAAAAGATAATGCCCAATCATCACAATCTCGTGTTAGCAGTAGTGTTTGTGTTGATAGTGATTTAATAGGGCGTGAGTTATTTTATAAAAGTTCAATAACTAAATGTTTTACAAAATTTAAAGTTAAGAGTTTAATTCTAAACAAGCAGATAATATCAAATGCTCTTTGTTTTTCCGTGCATTTAATATCAGAAAACAACAATAGATACACTTATGAAGAAGATTCTATTTTTACGGCAGTTCATTAACATTACTGCTAACGTTGGATAATTGTTGCAGTAGCGTACTGATACAAAATTATCATTCAGTTCAAAACTGATAAAACCAATAAAACGCAAAACATTAAATACAAAAACCATACAGATATTGCTACAATTATGTGTTACTAGCTGTTTTTATCACTAAATATCTATGGGAGCAACGACAACCAAATACTTTGAAAGCAAGATTGAAAAACTAAATAATTTTGCTGAAACAATACCGAATGACAATATCAAAAAAGAACCTATGTTTTTTAATTGCGATTTTCAATATGCTTATGAAAATGGTGGCGAAATAACCAAATCATTTTTAGATTCATTACCCGAAGATTGGAAAAATCAACCATTAGTTTTTGACAGCAGAGTTCATATGTTGATGCCGGGATGGTTTCCTGCAATACCCGGATGGCATCACGATGATGTTCCGAGAGCCGAAATACCAACAGGACAACATTTCATTACGGGCGGACAACCTGATTATGATAATCCTAAATACAAATCAGAGCATATTTTAGGATTAGTTAATTCAGAAGTATGCCCTACTGAATTTGCAATAGGAAACTGCTTAATGCCTGCAATAGCCGATGGAGAATTGATTTATAGGCAATGGCATAAAGAAGTTGAAGAATTGATTGAAGATAATATTTTAGAAAAACATCAATGTGATGATAGAACACTTTATTATTTTGATTGGCAAACTTTTCATACAGGAACTAAAGCAATATCTAATGGATGGCGATGGTTTGGAAGAGTAAGCCGAAATACTGACAGAATAAACAAAGTTACTAACGAAATAAGAGTTAATTGCCAAGTCTATTTGGAATTTCCTATGGAAGGATGGTAGTTCTCGGAAAATAGCTAGTAACGGTCGATGATTGTGGCTGTTGCCATTAAGAAAAAACTAAACTATAAATAAATCACAAATTATGCAAACAGAAAACAATAATTCAGTTCAAGACCAATCTGGCAATAGCCACAATCATTTGTTAGCGGAGGTTTACGTTAACGTCTTGAATTTATATGTCGGAAATGACGAATTAAGAAGTTGGATAAATGAGCCTTTTTTTATTGAAAATTTAGCAATTGCGACCAATGCACGCGAACTTGTTTTTTTTGATAAAAATCTTTCTGAAAAGGAATTAAATGTTTGTGGAAATGAAAACCCACAATTAATATTAAACAACATTCCTGAACAAAGAAATAAAGATTACAAACTGAATATTGAAGAAATTGAAACTTATTTAAAAAACGCTCCAAAAGTGGATGTTTTAAAAACGGTTGGCAAAGATGTGAAATGTACAGAATGCGATGGCGATGGACAAGTTGAATGGGAATATGAGAATTGGACAAAAGAATTTGATTGTCCTAAATGCTATGGCGATGGCTATGAATCCGAATCAAGACAAATACCAACTGGAGAATTTGAAATTGACCCTATAAATCTAGTAGATATTAAAAATAGCAGATTTTCAATTAAAATGATTGAGCGACTTTTAAAAGTTAAAGACTTATTGCGAGAAACTGAAATAATATTGGTTTTTCAAGAAGCGGAAAATATGGCTAATATTTTCAAAATTGGCAAAGTTGAAATTTTATGTATGCCAATGAGAAAATGGGATAATGACGATTTAGTGGTTTTAAATCTCCGCTAACTATTCGCTAACAGCTATAAAAGTATTACTTTTTCATGGGAAAGACTGTAAAATATACGAAAGTTAAAGTAATAAAAATTACAGAAATTCAGCATAATACTTTGAAAAAGTTAGATAGTTATCAGGTAAATGTCGCTGATTTTATTAGAACAGCGATACAGGAGAAAATTAGAAGGGATTATGAATATCTAATCCCTAAAGCAAAAAAATCAGATTGCCCTTTTTAATGTAAAATAAATAGGATTATGACAAACGAACAGAAAAAAATAGCGAACTACACATTGATTTTTTGTGTGTATGTGGCGATAATGTGGATAATATCATTAGTATTTATACTTTGCAAACACGTTTAACAGCGTGTTTTTGGTTTTTACGATTTAAATATGTAATTTTGGGGTATTATGGCGTACGATAAAAACGATATATTTGAGAAGGCTAAACAGGCTATAACCGACAATAATCTTTATTTTATAGAGGATGTTGTCGCTTTTGTGCCTTGTGGAAAGACTGCTTTTTATGATTTCTTTAAAGTCGATTCGAACGAAATGAACGATATAAAAGAACTTTTGGACAATAACAAAATAAATACAAAAGTAAAACTTAGAAAAAAGTTAGGAGAAGGAGATAAAGCAGCCGAAATTTTAGCGCTGTATAAGTTAATAGCTACTGAGGACGAAAGAAAAGCTTTGTCTATGCAACATATTGACCATACCACAAAAGGAGAGCAAATAAACGTTATTTCATTAGGATCAGGAACTAAACCAGATGAATCTAATACCTAAGCAAGAACACGCTGTTTATTATCTAAAAGATAACCAAACTAAAGAGCTTATTTACGGAGGAGCTGCAGGTGGTGGTAAATCCGCACTAGGGGTTTTGTGGCTTATTGAACAATCGCAAAAACACCCAGGTACTCGATGGCTAATGGGTAGATCAAAGCTGAAAGCATTAAAAGAAACTACTTTAAACACCTTTTTTGAGCTTACATCAAAACTTAAACTATCAAATCAATTCAATTTCAATTCCCAGTCAGGTATAATTTACTGGAACAATGGAAGCGAAATATTGCTAAAAGATTTATATTTATATCCTTCCGATCCTAATTTCGATTCATTGGGATCATTAGAAATTACAGGAGCTTTTATTGACGAGTGCAACCAAGTAACTTATAAAGCTTGGCAAATTGTTAAATCACGTATTCGTTATAAGATAAAAGAATTAGGAATATCGCCAAAGCTTTTAGGAACGTGTAACCCATCAAAAAACTGGGTTTATGCTCAGTTTTATTTGAAGGACAAAAACGGAACGATAGACAATGATAAAAAGTTTATTCAGGCGTTGCCAAAAGACAATCCGCATTTACCACAATCATATTTAGAATCTTTATTGTCTCTTGACGAAAACAGCAAGCAACGTTTGTATTATGGCAATTGGGAGTACGATAATGATCCTGCCAAGCTTATTGATTATGAGAAAATACAAAATATATTTACTAATGATTTCGTGCCAGTTGGTGAAGCTTTTATAAGTGCTGATATTGCCCGTTTTGGTAGCGATAAGATGGTTATAAATGTTTGGCAAGGCTTCAGAGTAGTTGAGATTTACACGTTAGCTAAATCAAGCATTACCGAAACAGCACAAGCAATTAAAGACCTTGCTAATAAATGGAAAGTTCCATTAACCAACATTATTGCGGACGAGGACGGTGTAGGTGGTGGAGTAGTTGATATACTTCGATGCAAAGGATTCGTAAATAACTCAAAGCCTTTACCCGTTGAAAATCAGATAGTGCAATATCAGAACCTTAAAACGCAATGTTATTTCAAGTTAGCCGAAATGATACAGAATGGAGAAATATTCGTAAATTGCACCGATGGAACAATGATTGACGAAATGTCGAAAGAGTTGGAACAAGTAAAAAGAGATAAAATAGACAGTGACGGTAAGCTTCAATTACTATCTAAAGAGAAGGTAAAGGAATCGATAGGACGTTCTCCTGATTACTCTGACGCTTTAATGATGCGTATGTATTTTTGCTTTAAACAAGAATTTTTCTTTTTCTAACACTTTTTTTATTAATTTTACACACATGGCGAAAAGTTTTATACAAGTAGGTTGGGAGAAGTTCAAAGGCAAAGAAAAGAATACCTTTAACGAGGCATTTTTTCAATGGATGGGTAACGGTTATGTTAGGTACGATTATAACAATAAAACGTATTTGAAAAAGGGTTATAATGAAAACCCGACTGTATTTTCTATTATAAATAAACAGACCGTTAAAACTATTTCGGTTCCATATTCTATAAAGCAAGTACAAAACAAACAATCATACGAAAAGATACGCCAATTAGATTTAGCTACGAAAGGATTGTTTACGCTTCAACATCAAATTAAACGTGCAAAACTTCAACTAAAAGCCTACAAGTCAGAAGAAAAGCCGTTTCCATTAGATCAACCAAATCCGAACCAAACATGGTCAGATATTATAGGTTTATACAAAACCTACATGAAACTTACGGGTAATTTTTACCAATACCATGTAGCACCAAAAGAGGGGGTAAACAAGAATGTTCCTAAAATGGTTTACGTACTGCCTTCTCATTTAATGCAGATTGTTCTAAAGAAAGACGCAAACTTATTATTAGATGAAAACCCAATTGATTATTATATGTTAATTGAAGGCAATCAGTTTATTAAATTCATGTCAGACGAGGTTGTTCACGTTAAGTATGTGAATCCTAACTTTGACATGAACGGATCTCATTTATACGGTCACGCTCCATTAAGAGCAGGAAACAGAAACGTTAATTCTCAAAACTCAGCAATAGATACAAATATTAAAACTCTTCAGTCTGCCGGCGCATTTGGGTTTATTTACGGCAAAGGCACTCCTTGGACACCGGAACAAGCTTCTTCAATGAAAGAGCGTTTAGTCGAAATGGATAAAGATCCAGGGAGATTGGGTAAATTAGCAGGGGCAAGCGGTGAGGTTGGATTCCAAAGAATATCTTTAACTACAGACGAACTAAAGCCTTTTGATTATCTTGATTGGGATCAAAAAACAATATGTAACGTGCTTAATTTTCCGGATGAATTATTAAACGCTGATACTTCTGGAGCGTTGGCAGGAAGCACGAACAACGATGCGAGAAAACAATTGATTACAGACGACATACAGCCTGATTTAGTATTATTACAATCCGCATGGAATAAGTCATTTATACCATTATTCAAAGGCTATGAGAATAGTGTGATCGAGTTCGATGCCACGGAATTGCCAGAAATGCAGGAGGACATGAAAAAGCAAGCTGAAGCACTAAACCTTATTCCATTAACGCCAAACGAGAAAAGAACAGTGTTTAAATACGAAACATTGCCAGATGATGGTATGGATGTTGTTTGGATAAATGGCAAAAGAATTGATGATGTTAGCGATGGAGTAATGAATGATGCAAATTTATGATATCATGGGAAAAACAAAGACGTATCTATGAGCGTAAAGCATATAGAATAGTTCAGCATCACATATCAAAGAT